TAGATTTGAAATCCTCACTTATAACATCACCTAATATTGCTTGATCTAAGGCTCTTTGATCAGATAGTTCTTGTGCTCTTGCTGATTGAAATCTATTAAACGGATCTTTAGCTGCTACTGCAGCTGTTTGAAATATATTACCTCTTGGCGTTTCAGATAATAAATTTAAACCAAAATTAGTTAAAAAAGAGGATACAGATCCTGGCATAAAACCACCCCTCTGATTAGGTATTGTTTGATCGAACATTGATTTTCTCTCTTCAAACAATTTTCTTACACGATTACCTTCATCATATTGTTGTCTTGGTGCATCTAATCCTGATGTGATACCAGTCCCTGCCGAACCACCCATTCTAAACATAGGTCTTTTTAAAGTTCTGTTCATTATCTGCCTAATAAATTTGTTGGATTAAATTTACCCGTTACTGCTCCGTATATTCCAGCTAATGTTGAACCAACTCCAAGAGCCGTTTGTAATGGTGTAGGATTAGGTACGTTAGTTGTTTGTGTTTGACCTGGATAACCACCCATGATTCCAGTAACAATGTTCGCATATCTATCCACTTGTTCTTGTGGTAAGAATGCAGCTTGTCTTGCTGCTTCTCTTTGTGCATCAAGAGTTGCTTGTTGTTGAGCTTGGTTCAGCGCGCCCAGCTGACCTAAAGTTCCAACGTCTTGTCTTTGTAATCCTGGTAATAGCTGTGCTAAACCTTGTTGTTGACCAAATCTTTGTGCAGCTAGTTGCTGTGCTTGTCCAAATCCTTGTTGTAATAAACCTGCTTGCAATAATGCTCTTTCTCTATCGCTTCCTGTTCTAAATTCTGATTGTAATACACCTTCTCTGCCTCCACCAAATGCACCAGACGCTACTGCTTGGTCCCTGATTCGTTGTTCTTGTACCTGTGCTTGTCTATCAAATTCATTTAATGTTGTATCAATAACTTGTTGTTGATACGGCGACATAAACTGTTGAGTAATTTGTGGCGAGATTGCGGCAGCTGATGCTATTTGTGCTTGTTGTACAAATGGTTGAAAAGAACCAATACCCTGTGTTGCTAAAGTTTGTGCTCTTTTTTGTAAAGCATCCTGTGCAGCGACTTGTGGTGCAATTCCTGTTAAACTTTGTTGTCTAATATCAAATTGTTGAGCAGCTTTTTTTCTAGCATCAAATTGAGCAGCTGACTCGCCAGCTAATTGTGTGATACCACCAGTTCCTGTTGTTACTACCGGTACGGCTGTTTGGGCAACGACTTGAGTCGCTAAATCTTTTCCTAAATCTTCTACAAATCCCGCTGGTCTTGATATCGTTGTTTGCGTCGACATTATATGACTTCTCCTAGTCTTTGTGATGTTTGAAACATTTTTCTAGCGCCTTCTAATCCTTGCGATTCTTCAGATACTTCACCTCCGGATTCGAGGTTTTTCATCATGTTATACATAACTTCTGCGCCTTTGTCTACACTGCCATCTCCTGCATTTCTTACAGCATCTGCTGTAAATACAAATTCATTCTTGGATAATCTAGCGGGTACATCATCAGCTCTTTCCATTCTACCCATTTCTACAAAACCACCTGTTTCTCTATAATCTTTTTCCATACCATCCATGTCTAATAATGGCATAGTTTTCTTAGCTACAGGTTCTGCTTTACCACCTTCAGCGTAAAAAGAATAAGCTCCACCCATAGCCCCATATGGATCTCTTCTAATTGCAGCTATGTCAAGACCTTCTTCCTCTTCTTGTTGTAGTAATTCTTGTTTTTGTTTAGGTGTCATAAGACCTGATAACAAAGATGTCCCTGTAATTATTCCGAAGGGGCTTTTTAAAAAATTTAAAAGACCACCTGATCTTTGTGCAAACCCTTGTTTCATAGTTGCTTCACCTAAAATAGAATCTGTTAAAAATTTTTTAAGTCCTAAACCAGTTTTAGTACCCATTAAACCTTTAGAGAAAAAACCAGTTTTTACACCTGGTATTCCAAAACCAATGGCTCCTAATATAGCAGCTTTACCTATTGGTGATTTAGCAACTTTTTTAATTCCTTTTGTAATACTTTTTAAACCTTTACCAATTGATTTTACAAGTTTACCTGCAAAATACATTTGTCTACCTGATTCAAGATCCATGATTCCACCTACTGGATCATCGTCATCGGCCATACCACCATCTGCAAAGAATCTAAAAGCATCTCCTCTTGCAGCTAACAGTTTTTCTAATTCTGTTCTATCATCTACTTCTTCTTCCGGTGTAACAGATCCTGTGGTCGTAGGGGTTGCTTGAGGTATAACCTCATTGTCTCTTTCACGTATTATTTCACCACCTGGCTTGTCTTGTTTAAAACCACCCATGGGTCTACCATATGCACCAATAACTCCTTGTTGTCTTAGCTCTTTATATTTTTTTTTGCCTACATCGTCTGCAAGATTAATGCCCAGTCTTTTATTAACTTTTTCTAATAAACCTGGATCATCTTCTATTTCCCCTATAATCTTATCAAATGGATTTTTGGGTAATATATTTTTTAATACTCCAGTGGCAGAAGGTATATTACCTAAAATTTTTTCAAAAATATTTTGTTCTGCAATTGCTTTTGCAGTTGCTGCATCATCTGAATCATCGTCCTCTATAACACTTTCTGCAATTTTAATATCTTTAAGACTAAATGGACCATAAGTTTTACTTCCAGCATCACGAAAAGTACCTTTAGGAGATCCAAACTTACTTGTGTTAGCAATTCCTGTTCTTTGCAGTTGTTGCTTTCTTCTTTGTTCCTCTAAAATTCTTTCTTTTCGTTCCTTTTCTTCTTTTGCTTTTCTATTTTTTTCTGCTAATTCAAATCTATTAATTTTTGGTGCAGATCCTTTTTCTGGTCGGCCTGGAGGTGCTTTTGGTTTAGTAGATGTAGGTTTAGCAAAAGGTCCTTGACCTCCACGTCTTGATGATGGAGTATTATCTCTTTGATTTCCTTGTCTATCTGTTCCTGGTGATATATCTCCTCTACCTGCCCTAGCATCTCTTTCAGCACCTGTAAAAAATCCACGTCTTCCATCAGAGTGTACTACTCCACCCTTAATTAACATCTGTCTTGCTTGTTGTGCTTTTGTTATTGCCATCGTACTATTATATTATAATTTTGAATCTCCTCCAAGTGGTAATGCTTCTACTGTTACTTTGACATCTCTTCTAATATCGTCAGCTATAGTATCTGTGTTTGGATCTTGCACATCTTGCATTGCCTCTGCGTCTGAGTTATACTCTTTGCCTGTTTTCATATTAGTTAATGTTACTTCACTCTGTGGTGTGATAATCTTGACTGGTTTACCATCTATTATTTCGTATCTAAATGATGCTTCTTGTTCTATAAAAGACATATTAATCCCTATTTATCTCCAGTATTGATGCAATAACGTGTAATTCGTTTGCATCTGCTGCTTGTGCCTTTAATACCTCATTTTCTTCTAAAATTAAAGGGTGAGTTAACAGTTCTGTTGTTGCTTTTGAGGCTATTGCTTTATCTTTGAATAGATTAAATATTGCAGCGGCAGCATTTGTTATAGTGAAAGTTATCGTGGTCCCTGATCCGGCGTCCTCGGATACTAGAATACTTTTAATTATAGCTCTAGAATCAGACGGTGCTGTATATATTATAGTATTATCAGTGGTAGTTAGATCTACTTTTGCATTTTTATATATATTAGCCATTTACAAACCAAGAAAATCTTTCTTGCTCCTGTTTTAATTCATCTAAAAATGTAGAGTTTAACTGATCTTTTAAAAGAGTTAAAGCTCTGTTTATTTGTTTTTGGTTAGATACATCGTATTGTTCTTTTGGTTCTGGTATTCTTACGTTTATCTTAGCCATTATCTTCTACCATCTGGTTGTATATCTAATCTTAAAGTTCCAAATCTCCACTCTTCACCGTTAGAATCATTCTCTATTTTAACATTAACAAATCGTCCTCTTGCTCTCGTATCTTTTTTATCGGTGCTTGAGTCAATTGTAAAAGGACTTAGTGTTGTTGTGCTATCAGACTGTTGTGGATATCTTTTGACAGCTAAACTAACTTTAGCATTTCCTGCTAGTGTTTTAAAATCAGGTATAAATCTTCTCATTGCAAGAAATATTTCACCCGCTAACTTAAGACCTACTTGTCTACCTTGTGCATTTCTTTGTCTTTGTTCCAAATCTATATCATAAGATTTTATAAAAGAAGAAACTGTAGTTGTACTACCATCTTCATTGACTTGATCAGTTCCAACCTCGTGTTCAAAATATTTAGTGCCCCCTAATCCATCTTGACCTACTACATCTGGAAAAGTTCCAAAGTCCGTGCTGTCATATTTAGTTGCATATGGTCTAGGATAGATAGTTGCATCCATCCAACTTGTTCTTGCTTCTGTTCCTGTATACCAACACTTTTCACCATAATTTAAAACGACATACTTATCATTAAAGTCAGAACTATTTGATGGATAGTACCAAGTAACTTCAGTAAATAAATTATTTAAACCTGCAGCAACTTGTTGTCCTTTTGTCGTGTTAAAATTATTAAATACAAAATCTTCTACAGTGCATGGTAATGATTTGACTGTACCATCAAACATAAAGAAACCATTATTACTTAACCAAAAAGCGGTACCATCTATCTCTACGACTGCATTCTTACCTATCAATCCACAGTTTGTACCCACTTGTTCAAATCCAAATGTAAACGGTGCACCTACAAACTTCATGGTATACAAAGCATTATCTGTCCATATCAAGATAACTTCTTTTGCTTTTATAGCGCCAATAATTTTTGTGCCATCCTGTAATCTAAAATCGCCTGCTGTGTTAATAGCTGTTGCTGCATAATCATTTATATCTTCTTGATCAGAGAATCTTATAAACATATCATCTTGTGTTGTTGTATCTCCAATAGTTGTTTCTGTACCTAAATGAATTAAGTGACGTGTTGTTGGTGATATCAACGTTACTCTTGATGCAGTTGGATTACTACCAGTTGCAAAGCCAGATGTTGTTATAGATGCTCTTGTAGTTAATGGTGTTGCAGCTCCTGCGTTCCATGTAAATGTTTTACCGTTTGCAATCGTTGCAATTAATACTTGACCAAAGTTATCTAAACTCCATAGCCCAGGTTCTAGAACTACAGACGATGCACTTACAGCACTACCAAATCCAGAAAAGTTTGTAGCGTTTGTTACAGTGCTTCCATCACTGTGTGCTTGTCCGTTTGATGTTCCAGCAGTCGCTGTTCCATTTGCACCTCTGGTGATACCAGTTAAATCATTTGAACTTATTCCTGTGTATGTAATTAATTCGTTACCGACAGCAATTGTTCCAGCAGTTGGAAAACCAGATGTTGATGTTAAAGTTATTGCTGTACCAGATCCTCCTGTACCAGCAGTGTCAGCAAGTAAAGCTCCGTTTAAAGTTGTTGTAGTAACACCTGATACAGTTCCACCATAGTTACCAATACCAAAACCATAACCATAAGATTGTGCAGCAGGACCTACTTTTTCATATGGTATAACACTACAAGATCCACCTGAACCTGAACTTGATGTTTGTTGTGTCCCTGTTACGATTGCAATTTTAGAAGATGTAACTCTTGTAACTTGAAATAGTTTATCTTCAAATGCAGCGTTAGTTAAACCTACTCCTGTTGGCACAGTTACATTATCTAATAATATTATATCTCCAGACTCTAAATTATGGTCTGATGAAAAAGTTAAACTAACTTCAAAAGTTGCATCTAAACAAGATATAGCAACAGAACCTATTGTAGATTTTATAGGTGTGATGTCATGAAGTTGTCCTTCAAAATACAAAAGTAAAAACTTATCTGTTCCAAGGGCCACGTACCGGTTACCATCTAGATCTACGAAAGAGTGTTGTTTTCTAACTACACCTACAATTCTATCTGACACC